ATCGCCTTGGCTGCAAGGTAGTCGCGCAGGGACATGCCTGGCTGGATTAGGTACGAGTGTGCAACGGGGAATGCTCCCCCACCATCTGTTGGTGTCTTTGCATTTTTGTTTTCACTCATCGCCTGGCTCCTATGTTGTAGTAGGCAGATACCTTCCTCACTATCTCTATGAAGTCACCAAAGTTGTGAGCATTCTTCAAGGTATCCATATCAATGGAATCCCATAGCTCCTCTGCCTCATCAAGCTTCATGGGCTCCACGTCTTCCTTGAGTCGCTCTAACTTGGCGATCACTTCCTTGAGTGCATCGATCTGCTTCTGAATAAGTTCTGATGCCAGCATCTCAATATCCCGTGGGCATACCGGCATGTACCCAGCGGCCGGCATGGTAGAAAATAAACACAAGGGCCAAGATCAGGATCACTCGGAGGACGCCTGACCATCGGCCGTGCCAGGTCCAGTCTGAGACGGGTTGGTTGAGGTAGACGTTTTGGATCCAGAGTTGATCAGGTGGAATTTCTGTTTGCCACTTAGGCGCCGGCCTGACGTATCGACTTCCAATACGCGGCCTTTCCGGTCTAAGCGCGATATGACCTGCTTGATGGGTAGCTCTTGGCTTTCTTCTTCCAGTGATGTCCAACATACTTCTTTCTCCAGTTTGTAAAGTTTGTAATTGATACGGAAATTCCTACGCTGCTTATCGTCCACACGAACCACAACATCCTTGGCGGTTGGTTTCTTGGGGCCATCATCAAACATGTAATTAAGAAGCTTCTTGCGTAACCAGACCGGATCAAGCGGCAGCCAGTTGCAGAAGTTCTCCAATCCTTCACCAAAGATGAACTGGAAAGCTGTACGTGCATCTGTATGAAGCTTGTAGTCCTTGTGCTTCTTGGATTTGGTAAGAAGGTCGCCGGCTATGATGGGCTGCTTACATGAGTCAAAGATGGCCACGTTAATAGCAGCCATTAAAACGCGTTGTTCAGGTATAAGTTGTTCGGCATTCATTGTGTTCTCCAGTTAAAGAATGGTACTCTATGTTCACAACATATGGCAATACATATAGGAGGTATCCGACCAATGGCAATCAATAGCAGACAGAAGGGACGGCGCGGGGAGTTGGAGGTGGCCAAGCTCATATCGCAGGCGCTGGATTTCCAAGTGAAATTAAATTATGACCAGTCCGCGGCGGGTGGTTATGACATGAAAGTATGGGGTTGGGCTGTGGAAGTTAAGCGAGCCGAGAATCCTGACTGGCGTGCATGGCAGCGGCAGGCATTGAATAGTGCATGGCGGGATGGGTTGATGCCGATCCTATTCCATCGAAGGAACCATGCCCGGTACTGGGATGTGTATCTACCGATCAGTGTGTTTCTGGTGGTGTGGGGCGGCCAAGGGCCATTTGATGAAAATGATTGGATGCAGGTATCTTTTGAGGTAGCAATAGCAACGATGAGGATGACCCATGGATCCACGTATACGCAAGGCGATCGTGAACGACATGATCGAATCGATACCTCAGTCAGTGAAACTTCAGGTGCGCCAAGAGATAGCGCAGCGCGTGGCACTGGAGTTGCAGATCAGGTCCATCAAGCTACTGGCTGATACGCAGGCATTCAGTAACTGGCTCAAAAAAAACCCCGGCGAGGGGAGCCGGGGGAAGACCTAAACAACCAGGAGACACGACCATGGACTAGCCGTGGAAATTATGGTATCATGATTTCGTTGTCGTAGCTGACAATGTTATGGAAGGCCGTTTACTCATGCTCTCGACCCTTGTTGCAAGACTTGGGTTCAGCTACCGAGAGCAGCAGTAAGCGGCCTTTTTGCATTGAACGCACGGATTGCAGACCGAAGTTAGCTGCAAGCCAAGTGGGACTCAGAACCCAGCCGAAACCGATAACTGGCACAGTGAGACAAGCGTCCGATAGCACGATCCGGCACTGTGTGAGAACGGTAGGATGACCATTCAAGCCGTAACCATGCCGAAGACTCTGGTGGGAATTTGACCCTGGTGCAAGGGGTTGCAGAGTCCAGCCTTTGAGCGCACCCGCTCTTGGGCCGAAGTAAGTGTCCCATCACCGATGCTACTTAGGGGGGGCCGTCCAGCACACCGCAACGTGGGCTTGGGCCTCCCTTCGTTTGGAACCCTCCCCGATAGAGATAAAGATCTTAAGAAGTTAATATCTTCATTCTAGAAACTACAACTTAAATGTTATGAATATCAAAACGTACTTGCTGAAAAAATACGGATGCGCTTCAACGCTATCTGGCGTAGAGGCTAGGGTATTTGGCATACCGTATCCGCCCAAGAAGGGATGGCTAGCCAAGTACGGGCATATGCTTGTTACTGAGCACATGGCGGATCAGCTGCTTTCATTCATGAGGCACAAGGGGGCGAAGTACGATACCGCCAAGAACGCTTTGTATGGCGCTGGCTTTCAGATGCCGTCGGTCAAGGTTGCTATACCTAACCACAAGGAAGTAAAAGCGCGACAGGCTAAGCAGGATGCCAAGCTATCCAACAATGACCTAGCCGCCAAATGGCAGGCCAACAAAGTCAACCCGGCGTCTGATGCTTTCCTTGAGACCTATGAATGGCGCAGGGTTCGTATGGAAGCGCTGAAGAAATACGGCGCCAGGTGCCAGTGCTGTGGTGCCACCGCGGCCGATGGTGTGCGTATCAATGTTGACCATATCAAGCCACGAAAACTCTTTCCTCATCTGGCTTTGTCTTTACAAAATTTACAAGTACTTTGCAGTCCATGCAACCATGGCAAGGGCAATTGGGACATGACCGACTGGCGTGATGCCGAGCCGACCCAAGAAGTGCAGCTAAAGGACGTGAAGCTACGCATCTTCTGACCGCTCATCGACCCGACGAACGGTATGCACAAACGCATAAAACTGTGGTTAAATACTCCTACCGACAAGGAGATAACCATGGACGAAATCATCAAACAGCTTGGCGATAAATGGCCATTCAAATACCACTACTGCGAAGACGGCGAGGTGCTTGAGAAGCAACCCGTGGCCGAGGAACCCATTGAAGAGGCACCGTTCTGATGGACCGCGAACAAATAATCCGCATGGCGCGGGAGGCCTGTGACCAAGCACCGCGTGAGGATTGGAACTCTACTGCTTGGGTGTTTGGTGACGAAACTCTTGAACGCTTCGCTGCCCTTGTTGCTGCTGCCGAGCGTGAGGCGTGTGCGAAGGTGTGTGATGGTATGGATCACAACGGGGTGATGATTGCCGCAGACTGCGCCGCTGCCATACGAGCAAGGGGAAACACATGAGCGACATTTGGAAACGCCGAAATCAGATCGACAAAGAACGCCGCGAGAAGACGCAAGAACTCATGGGCGAGTATGACCGCACCGTGTTCTACCCTGCGCGAAAGCAGTTGGTCGAGGACTGCGAAAAGGAAGGCCATACCCAAGGAAAGTTCCACGACAACGGTTTGGGCTGGACATGGTGGTGGTGCGGAAAGTGCGGCACATCGTTTGATAAGCAAGGGCCAGATGGCATCAAGGAGAACACATGAAAAGAGAGGACATCATGACCCTGGTTGAACGTTACGCACTGGCAATGAGATTGGTAGATCGCCACGGCAATCAATATGGCGACCGCGACTTGTTGACGCTAACGCATCTACAAATCCGAGAAGGTTTGAAGGCACTTGTTGCCTCCGAACGTGAGGCGTGTGCGAAGGTGTGTGAAGACATAGACACCGAATACGAAGGCGAGGATGTACTGGCAACTTGGTGCGCCACCGCCATACGAGCAAGGGGAAAACAATGTGGGTAATGGATAGGCTGTTAGCTGACCACGCAGAGCTAAAGAAGAAGTATGATACACTGCTAGAAGACTATCAGAAACTGGTACATAAATATGAAGAGCTTAGTGCTGGACATCGAAACAGACATGAAGCAGACTGTTATCTTCTGCGTAGTCACGAAGGATCTGACAACAAGTGAGGTGGTATGTCATACTCATCCAAATACACTAAAGCCTCTTATAGAGGATTACGACACAGTGATCGGACACAATCTAATCAGCTTCGACGGTTACCACCTTCGGAGATTGTGGAACATTACGATACCACTCAAGAAGGCCTCAGATACGCTCGTGCTGTCGAGGCTATGGAATCCCAGTATCGAAGGAGGTCACAGTCTAGAAGCATGGGGGAAAAGATTAGGGAATCACAAGATTGAGTTCCAAGACTTCACTGCTTTGACACAAGAGATGATTGACTACTGTATCCAAGATGTTAATCTTACTGGTGAGCTTCACCGCAAACTATGCGGAGAATTGAAGGACTTTTCACCGCAAAGCATTGACATCGAACACAAAGTACAATACATTGTTGCACAGCAGGAAAGACATGGATTCAAACTAGACATCCCTTTATGTACTGAGTTTATCTCTCAGTTAACCACAAAGTTATCAACCATTGAGGAGAATCTACAGACTATATTTCCACCGATCATCACTGAACGTGTTAGTGAGAAGACAGGTAAGAAACTTAAGGATCATGTTGAAGTGTTTAACCCAGGCTCCAGAGATCAGATAGGACGTAGATTGATATCTCTAGGTTGGAAGCCTGAGAAGTTTACTGAGACAGGTAAGCCAATGGTTGATGAAGTCATCTTATCTAAGTTGTCTTATCCAGAGGCTAAGGCAATGGCTGAGTACTTACTTATCCAGAAGCGTATAGCACAGGCATCATCGTGGCTAGAGCACGTTGCTGATGATGGTAGGGTACACGGTAAGGTCATCACTAACGGTGCTGTCACAGGGCGTATGACGCATCACAGCCCTAACATGGCACAGGTTCCTGCTGTCAATGCTGAATATGGTGAAACATGCAGACAAGTGTGGACTGTAGATCCTGGTAATGTCTTAGTTGGTTGTGATGCTTCGGGTTTAGAACTACGTATGTTAGCTCATTACATGAAAGATGATGAGTACACAAAGGAGGTTATCAATGGGGATGTCCACACTAAAAACCAGCTCGCTGCTGGTCTTGAGAGTAGGTCGCAAGCAAAGACGTTCATCTATGCGTTTCTCTATGGAGCAGGGCCGACTAAGATTGGATCAATTGTACAAGGGAGTGCCGAAGAGGGAAAAAGACTCATTTCCAGTTTCCTTAAGAATACGCCAGCTCTCAAAACGCTTAAAGATAAAGTTAGCAAGTATGCAGAGAAAGGGTATTTACCTGCCCTTGACGGTCGTAGATTATGGGTACGGTCGGAACACGCAGCACTTAACACGTTACTTCAAGGGGCTGGTGCGATCTCTATGAAGCAAGGTCTGATCCACCTACACGAGTCACTGAAGAAACACAAGATACCTGCACACTTTGTGGCTAATGTCCATGATGAATGGCAGATAGAATGTCCTAAGCAGTATGCTGATGATGTTGGTAAACTCGCTGTAGCAGCTATTGAGAAGGCTGGTGTTACCTTGGGTTTACGTTGTCCTCTAACAGGTGAATACAAAGTAGGAAACAACTGGAAGGAAACACACTGATGATTACCAACTTTGATGAGATTGATTCTCTTGTCGTAACTATTAAGATAGGAAAGGATGAATCTGGTTATGTAACGATGGACGTTAACAGTGATAAGTTAGTATCAAACCGTATGATGTTGGCATTGCTACATTCTATTGCTGAATCAGCTACAGAATCAATGATAGCTGAGGTACAAAGTAGAATATTGCTTGACAAGTTTAAGATGAACTGATAGACTGTAGTTGTAATTTTACTGAGGAAATTAACATGGAACAAAAACCTGTACGTATTGAAGCAACCTTGATGTGGCCCTTCCTTGATAAGCCTAACGATATGTCTGGCAAGTATCAGGTAGATCTGACAAATCTGTCAGATAAGGCTGTTAAGGCTTTGGAAGATATGGGTATCTCTGTTCGAAACAAAGAAGGTAAAGGCTTTTACATTACCGCTAAGAGTAACCATGAGATCAAAGCATTAGATAAGAATGGTGATCAAGTTATGGCTCATATCGGTAACGGTACAAAGGCTGTCTGTGTCATGGGTTCATACTCATGGACCTTTAAGAATAAGAAAGGTGTATCTCCTTCACTGAAGAAGCTAGTGGTAACTGACTTAGTCACTTACAGTGCACAGCCTAAGCAAGAAGAAGAGGAAACTGACGACGTACTGTGATGATTAATCTGCCTATCATTGATGGTGATATTCTTTGTTATCGTGTAGGCTTTGCCTGTAACGAAGAAACAGAGCAAGTAGCCATAAAGACGATGGCAGAATTATTGGAGGAGTTGGTCTACATAGACCTCTCTTCCGATGATTGCATTGGTTATCTAACAGGTAAGAATAACTTCAGGTATGACATCGCTAAGACACAACCCTACAAAGGAAACAGAAAAGATGCGCCTAGGCCCATTCATCTTCATAGTCTTCGTGAGTATCTCCGTACTGCTTGGGACTTCAAAGTGGTTGACGGACAAGAAGCTGACGATGCAATCGGAATCCATGCCACACTTTTACGAGACGAATCAGTCATCGTAACTATTGACAAAGATTTAGATATGATTCCTGGTCATCACTACAATCCGGTAAAGAAAGAACATTATTACGTGAATGACAAAGAAGCCATTAAGAACTTTTATCGTCAAATCCTTACTGGTGATAAGGTAGATAACATCGAAGGATTACGTGGTATTGGTCCTAAAAAGGCTGACAAGATCTTAGGTGATTATGATACTGACATAGCCATGTATGAGGCTGTCCTGAAGGCTTATGATGGTAATGCTGAGCGTGTGTTAGAGAACGGACAACTACTGTGGATTAGACGTAAGGAGGATGAAGTATGGCAACCACCAACACCATCGTCTACCTAGAATGGGTAGATGCTGTAGCCAGCTCAGGATGGCAAATAAAGGGCACTGGGGCTTTAGCAAAGTGTAAGTCTGTTGGTTTTTTGACATACGAAAATAATGATGAAGTACACTTAGCAGCGGCGGTAGGAGAAAATGATTGCAATGCTGTCATGATTATTCCTAAGAGCTGGATAAGTAATTGGACGGAGATTGACATTGAAGCCTTCAAGCGCAAAAAACAAAGGAAGACTGCTGCAAAAGTTGGTAGTGCAAAAACTAAGAGATACTTTCAAGCTAAGCGAACATGATTGTAAAAGCACACCAATGGGTACACAGGGCGAGGATGTCTGGCTCTCGACGAATGCACTGGAACGATTTAGGTACGGTATTGAGTGCAAGAACAGAGCAAGAATCGCAGTCTACACTGACTATGAACAAGCAATACGGCACTGTGAAGGAAAAGACAAAGAACCCCTCTTAGTCATCAAGCAGAATAGATCTGATCCTTTAGCACTAGTTAGTCTTAATCACTTCATAGAACTAGCTGAGAAGGCTAAACTGTGGGAAACACACCTGAAGAAACAGACTGTAGAGGAAAGTAAACAAGCTACAAGGATGAGAAAGGTTTATGGCAAACATTAAAGTAGATTACATCAATCATATGGGCGATGATTTAACAGTAGTTAATGCTGCCCGTGTTAGCTTTGATAAAGAGTCAGAGGCTGTTAGTTGGTATGACATAGAGCAAAGCAATCATTACTTTCCTTTACCAGTGTTAGATCCTAAAGATGTCAAGCTGATTAACTATCTAGCTAAACACAACCATTGGAGTCCCTTCAGTCATTGTTTTATTCAGTTCAGGATCAAAGCACCGATCTTCGTAGCTAGACAGTTGATGAAGCATACAGTAGGATTAGCCTGGAATGAAGTCAGTAGACGCTATGTTGATAGCTCACCAGAGTTCTATCAGCCTACTTACTTCAGACGTAAAGCACCAAATGTCAAGCAAGGAAGTTCATCAGAACCAGTAAAAAGTCACACTGATTGGAATGCAACAGTTGACAAATACACTGCTTATATGGTAACATTGTACGACCTAATGCTCAAGGAAGGTATTTGCCCTGAGCAAGCTAGGATGATACTCCCCCAATCCATGATGACTGAATGGTATTGGAGTGGGAGCCTTTACGCCTTTGCTAGAGTATGTCAACTAAGATTAGCAAAGGAAGCCCAAGCAGAGACAAGGATCGTTGCAGAGAACATCTGCCGAGTCTGCTCTGAAGTATTCCCTAATGCCTGGGATGCCCTTATGAATGGAGATGAAGATGATCGATAGTAAAATTAGTTTTCATGTGACAATAATGTCAGAAGAAAACGAAGAAGGAAAGAAGTTCAACATTGACTATGGTTATCCACTACGCCGTATGGTTGAGATCAATGCTACCTACGATGATGGTATTGTATGGACTAAGTTGTTAGAAAGAGCATGTGAAGCTATCGGTGCTTACTACGGTTACGATATAAAAAAGAAAGTATTTGTTGAACAGTTCGGAAAGATCGTTAATATCTTCGGACACGATGATCCGTCACACTATAGTACAGACTCAGACGCTGACTCAGACGCTGATGAGAATCCTACTACTTGATATCGAATCAGCACCTAACACTGCTTATGTCTGGGGTTTATTTCAACAGAACATCAGTATCAGTCAAATCGTAGACAGTAGTAGTGTTTTGTGTTGGTCCGCTAAGTGGTATCAAGGTGATCAGTTAATGTTCAGTAGTATCCTAAACGGTAAGAAGACTATGCTAAAGAAGATTCATAGTCTCTTAGACGAATGCGATGCTGTTGTACATTATAATGGAACTAGGTTTGACATACCTACACTTAATAAAGAGTTCCTCGAGGCTGGTATGTCTCCTCCAGCACCTTACCATCAGATTGATCTGCTGAAGACTGCTAGAAAGGAGTTTAGGTTTCCTAGTAACAAGCTGGACTATGTAGCTAGGGCGTTAGGACTAGGACAAAAGACTAAACATGAAGGCTTTGAACTTTGGATCAAGTGTATGAACAAAGACAAAGCAGCATGGGAAGTCATGGAGCAGTACAATAAACAGGATGTCATATTGCTGGAGAAGGTTTATGAGCGATTTCTTCCCTGGATTCGAACCCACCCTAACGTCAGTGTCAACAAAGACCACCGAAGCTGTACACGATGCTCTAGTGTCAATCTACAGAGACGAGGGTTTAGTACCTCTCTCACAGGAAAGTACCAACGCTATCAATGCCAGGACTGTGGTGGATGGCAACAACAAAGAAGGAGTGAACCAATTGCTGCCGAGATACTCAAACCAAGCTAAACAGGTTGGTGGTGATCATTACAAGCAGACAACACTACAACCTTGGGATGTTATCTCAGCATGGTCTTTAGACCCTTGGTTAGCTAATGTTGTTAAGTATGTACAGAGACACCAACGTAAGAATGGTAGAGAAGATCTACTTAAAGCAGTACACTATCTGGAGTATGTGATTGAGAACTATGACTTAGTAAAGAGTAAGTACTATAAGGAGTAACTATGGCTTTAACGATTCTGGACTTATTTGAAAAACTTAAGAGACTGGATGAAATATCTCTACTTGAGATATTGAACATAACAGCGGAAGAACTGGTAGACAGGTTTGAGGACAGAATCGAAGCCATGTTTGACCAACTTGTTGACGAAATAGATGACACCGAAGAGGAAGAAGAATGAAGTTAAATAACTACTCAAGTTTTATCCACAAAAGCCGCTATAGTCGTTTCATTGACGAACAAGGCAGGCGTGAGAACTGGAGTGAAACAGTTGAACGCTATATGGCATTCATGAAGAAACAACTGTTAGACAAACACAAGTATGAGATCCCACAACACATCTACAAGACAGTGCATAAAGCTATCCTTAATATGGATGTGATGCCTTCGATGCGTTGTATGATGACTGCTGGAGAGGCACTTGAGCGTCAGAACATTGCTGGTTATAACTGTAGTTATCTGCCTATCGACGACCCTAAGTCCTTTGATGAGGCGATGTACATCCTCTTATGCGGTACAGGTGTTGGATTCTCAGTAGAGGCTAAGTATGTTAATCAACTCCCTGAAGTCCCTGATCAGTTATTCGATAGTAAAACTACTATCGTGGTATCCGACAGCAAAGAGGGCTGGGCTAAAGCATTACGACAACTCATTGCTTTACTATACGCTGGAGAAATTGCAACCTGGGATGTATCCAAAGTTAGACCTGCTGGCTCCAGACTTAAGACCTTTGGAGGCAGAGCTTCTGGTCCAGAACCCCTCGTTGAACTATTCAAATTTGTTATTAGGAAGTTCCAAGCGGCCAAAAATCGTCGTCTGTCGTCCCTTGAATGCCATGATATTCTGTGCAAGATCGGGGAGGTTGTTGTTGTGGGTGGTGTGCGGCGTTCTGCGATGATCTCTTTAAGCGATCTCAGTGATGATCGTATGGCACACGCTAAAGCAGGAGCATGGTGGGAACAACAAGGACAGCGTAGCCTTGCTAACAACTCTGCTGTGTATGATGTAAAGCCTTCAGTAGGGCAGTTCATGCGTGAGTGGTGTTCGATCTATGACAGCCATTCAGGTGAACGTGGTATCTTTAACAGAGATGCATCGAAGAAGCAAGCAGCTATCAATGGTCGTAGGGACCCTAACCATGACTTTGGTACGAATCCTTGCTCAGAGATTATCCTACGTCCTTACCAGTTTTGTAACCTTACAGAGGTCATTGTTCGTGATACGGACACTCTTCAAGACTTGATGTACAAAGTACGTGTAGCAGCTGTTCTAGGCACTTGGCAGAGCACGATGACTACCTTCCCATACCTACGTAAGATCTGGGAAAAGAACACCGCTGAAGAGCGTCTATTGGGTGTATCACTGACAGGTATCTATGATCATAAGCTACTGAATGATCCTGATGATAAAGTGTTACCAGCAAGATTGGAGATGTTGAGAAATGAAGCAATCGTTGCTAATGAAGTTACAGCAGAAGCTCTTAATATTCCTGTATCTGCTGCTATCACTTGCGTTAAGCCTTCTGGTACTGTTTCTCAGCTTTGTGGCACTGCTTCTGGCATTCATCCTCAACATGCCCAGTATTACATTAGGCGTGTACGATCAGATAAAAAAGACCCTCTCACAGCGTTTATGATCGAACAAGGTATTCCTAGTGAGCCTTGCGTAATGAGACCAGATAGCACTACCGTATTCTCATTTCCTATGAAGGCTCCTGAAGGTGCTATAACAAGGGATGATGTTGATGCACTATCTCACCTTAACCTATGGCGTATCTATCAGCTTCACTGGTGCGAACACAAACCATCAGTGACTATCTCAGTTAACGAGAATGATTGGCCTGCTGTAGGAGCTTGGGTGTATGATAACTTTGATATCTGCACTGGTGTATCGTTCCTACCAATGGATGGTGGTACATATAGACAAGCACCTTATGAGACATGCAGTAAGGAATCTTATGAAGACTTATTAGCTAAAATGCCTGTTAACATTGACTGGGATCAGTTAAAAGAAAACGAAGACAATGTTGAGGGAGCACAGCAATTAGCGTGTGTTGCTGGTGTGTGTGAGATCTAAATAAAAAAAGGCCTCCAACAAAGGAGGCCGAACGGTCACTAAGGAAAATTATGCCTAATGTCTATGGATGGTCTTTTTTACCAGGGTTTATGTTAGGGCTTTGTTACTCTGATGATTTTGTCGTAGCTGACGAGGACGGATCTGAGATCCTTCTCGAAGGGTTCTTTGTCTTCATTAACATTACCATCTTCAGTTTTGTTATTGGATGGGCTAAGGAGGAATAATGTCGCCTCTGCTTCACGACGAAGAGCAAGGCCTTTGGTTACTTTTCCTGCTGCAAGATTCCAACGCTTTAATTCTTGAACAGCTTCCTCCCATTGTTCTTGGTTTATCCTTGTTCGCATCGTGGATGATCGGAGCCTAGCTGGTCCTAAGTTGTAAGTCCAGCTAAGTATTGCAGCAGCTTTATTATGGTGTTTCGTCAACACTGGACAGGCTTTGTAGACTTGAAGTAGGAATCTCTCTGCATCAAGTTCAAACAATTCCTGTCCTCTTTCTTTTGAGATCTCAGGATCATCTAAGGTAACCCTATCACCGTTCTCATACATGGTAGATCCCCACCCTATGGTGGGGACGTTAGCACTGCATAGATAGGGTTTACTTCTCCAGCCTTCGAATCTCTTGATCAGTGGTTCAGCAATGGCGATTACTTTAGACAAGGACATTGTTTTTCTTACTACAATTCTCTGATTCAGTTAATATTTGTAGATTCCAAGGAACATGAAGACCAGAAACAATAGAATTCTTTAAAGGTATAATATGATCAACATGATGTGCTATACCAGTCTGAAAAGACTTTGCTTTAGCTATTTCATAAAACTCTTGAATCTGTACTAACTGTATCGGAGTTAACCACTTAGGACGGGCTTTCATTTTTCTTGTATATCTATCCATACAAGCTGCGTTATGTCTTGCGGAATTATCTAACTTCCACAGTTTTGCTCGCTCTTTATAAGAATCTTTGTTTTCTTCGTAGTTCTTCTTAGCCTTTTCATTGATCTTTTCTTTGTTCGCTAAGTAATACTGTCTTTTCTTTTCTCTCAAAACTTCCTTGTTCTTTTCTCTATATTTCCTGTCTTGCTCAGACTTTTTAGCTTTATCTATCATTTCTTTGAAGACTCCCAAACTCTACCGACAAAATAAAACGATAGTATCATAGCCAACATACCCTCATCAAAATCCGTCCAACCTGTGATGAGCACATTAGTCCAGATACCATCTTGTAAGAAAGCTAAATACAAGCCTGCTACCTTTACAGCAGTATAAAAGAATACAAACCAGTACGTCACTGCTGGTCTAACCAAAGCAGATAGTGATGCTACCCACTTCCAAGCCTTGCTGTCAGACTCTGCTTGTTGTTTGAATGCTTCACCGATAGCATCTAATTCATGCTCTTGTAGACGCTGATGTCCCTGCTGTAGAGCAAACTCTGCTTGCATCTTAGCGATAGAGACTTCAACATCTAACTTCTTTAGTTCATGCTCTCTTTCAAACTTCCTATCTAAGATCTTTAAGACTTCAGGGGCAAGACGAAATACACCACCGATAAGAGCACCAATGAGTTCAAACATTGACGAAGTCTCCCATGATCTGGCGAACAATACTAGGAGACATAGAACTTATATTAATACCTCTTTTCTGTAGTTCTTGTTTTATCTCATCTAGAGATGGTCCTGGCTCTACGGGTGA